CAGAGTTAACTAAACAGCGTGAAATAGCAAGGCAAGAAGCCGCTAGAGAGCGTGAAGCTAGAGAAGCTCTTGAAGCTCGTTTAAGGGCTTTAGAACAGCAAGCGAACCCTCAACAGGCTCGTGAAGCTAACGAAAAGCCGACTCCTGCACAGTTTTCTGATGCTTTTGAATATGCAGAAGCATTAGCAGAATGGTCTGCTGAACAAGCAATTGTGAATCTGAAGAAGGAAGAGTCAGAAAAGCAAGCACAAGCTGAACGTGAGAAGGTTATTAAATCTTGGACCGCAAAGCTAGAAGCTGCAAAAGCTGAACTACCTGATTACGAGGACATGGTTGCATCAAGTGACGTGGTTGTTGGTGACCACATTCGTGATGCGATTCTTGAGAGCGATGTAGGGCCACAAATCCTCTACCATCTGGCTGAGAATGACGATGTAGCAAAGCGCATAGCGGGGTTGACACCTAAACAAGCGTTAAGAGAGATAGGAAAGTTAGAGGCAAGGTTTGAAGTGAAGGAAACTCCACCAGAATCTAAACCTGTTGTTCGAAGTAAAGCACCAGCGCCAATCAATCCGCTAAGAGGGTCGAATCCTGCTGATGTGCTTATGTCCGCTAATGGCGAATGGCATGGAACATTTCAAGCATGGAAAGAGGCTCGCAAGGCTGGAAAGATTCGCTAAACCTAATCTTTTTATTTAACTAACTCAAGAAAGTAGTACTAAATGGCCAATAATTTATTGACGATTTCAAAAATTACTAATGAGGCTTTGATGGTCTTGGAAAACGAATTGACCTTCACCTCAGAAGTAGACCGCAACTATGATGACCAATTCGCGGTTGTCGGTGCAAAGATTGGTAACACAGTCAATGTACGCAAACCTGGTCGTTTTATCGGAACAACTGGCCCAGCATTGAATGTTGAGGACTTTAACGAGACTTCTGTTCCCGTTACTTTGTCAACACAATTCCATGTGGACACACAATTTACGACCCAGGACTTAGCGCTATCTTTGGATATGTTCTCTGACCGCGTGTTGAAGCCTGCTATTGCCGCTATCGCCAACAAGGTTGACCGCGATGGTTTGGCTATGGCTACTCTGCAAACTGCCAACATCGTTGGTGTTGCTGGTACGCCCCCAACTGGTTTGATTACTTATCTAACCGCTGGCGCTTACCTTGACTCTGAAGGCGCACCGCGTGATGGTCGTAGAAGTTGTATCGTTGAACCCTTTACATCTGCCACTATTGTTGACAGTTTGAAAGGTTTGTTCGTTCCTAATGACAAGATTGGTATGCAATACCAAAAAGGTCTGATGGGTCGTGACTCTGGTGGTATGAACTGGAAACTTGACCAAAACATCGTGGCTCAAACCTTCGGTTCTAACAGCACAACTACTGTTACTGGCTCTGTCGCTACTACTACTGCTACTGGATTCTTGACCTCTGGTTGGGCATCTTCAAGCACTATTACTGTTACAGCCGCCAATACTGGTACTTTAAACCTCAACGCTGGTGATACTTTTACTATCGCTGGTGTTTACGCTGTTAACCCACAGAACCGCCAAGCATACGGCTCTAACAAGTTGCGTAACTTCGTTGTTAAGCAAACTGTTGCTATCGCTTCTGGTTCTTCTGGCTCTGTGATTGTTTCTCCTGCTGTGATTACTGCGGGTCAGTTCCAGAATGTGTCTATACCGACAACTTCTGCTACTGCCGCTATCGCTCAGTTCAATAGCACAGGTACTGTGTCACCACAAAACATCATCATGCATAAAAATGCATTTACTGTTGCTATGGCTGACCTGGAACTCCCGGAAGGTGTCCATTTTGCTGGTCGTGCAAGCGACAAGGAAATCGGATTGTCGGTCCGGGTTGTGAGGCAATACACCATAAACAATGACAGTATTCCAACTCGTTTGGATGTCTTGTATGGCTGGGCGCCTCTGTACCCAGAACTCGCTTGCCGTGTTGCCGCTTAATCATTAACTCTTTTTTAAGGAAACCTAATCATGGCAAATCCAGGACCAGCAACCACAGTCAGTAATCACCCACAAAACTTGGCTACAAACCAAGCCTTGCGTTTGATTGCTTCCGCTCAATCTGTAAACTTATCTGCCGCTGGTGATACAGCAATGGTAGTTTTAGATGTAAGCAAATTTGTGCCAACCAGCGTTGTCATTACCAATGGCTTGAACTCTAGCGGTGCAACCACCACTATTGCAACGGCTACTGTTGGTGCATATACAGGCCCAGCGGCAACAGGCTCAACCATTTTGACCACCGCCGCTTTAACTAGCAACACGGGTGGCCCTTATGTGACCATTACTGCCGCGACAAATCCAAACACCGCTATTTCTAACCCCACTAACATTTATGTGAATGTGGGTACTACGATTGCCGCGACTTGTGATGTATTTGTTTACGGCTACGACCTCACATTTTTACCTTAATTCGTGAGTAAATAAAGAAGAAGCCATCCTCAAAAGGGGTGGCTTTTTTCGCTTTTACGATACAATCAATTCATTCTGCAAAGGAATTCTCATGTCATCTACTACCCTAGCCCGTGGAAATGTTCAAGAATCATTTATCATGGCCCCCACTTTGACTCCCTCTGCAATGACTACTGGCTCTGTACAGTCTTCGCAAACTTTTCAAATCCCTGGTCTTAAAGCCTCTGACATTTGCTCATTGCTACATTTCAATGGTAATCAGACCTCAAATGTTGCAGTTACCAATGTAGACGCAAGCGCAGACAACACATTGAAGATTCAGTTCCAGAACATTTCTGGAGCGGCTACTGCAATTACGCCTGCGGCTGGTGTTTATTACATCAGGGTTGACCGCGTTGAAGGCGCACCAATCGCTACGAATGCGGCTTAATCATGGCTGGCTCATCTGTTCTTAGAACTGCTGGTCAAACAGTAGCGTTATCGGTCACTTCTACGGCTCATTCCGCAGTTTTGGTCAATGCCACTACTAATACCCAAGTTAACTACACCGCTTTTCTCAATACGGGCGCGAGTCCTATTGCGGTGAGATGGGGGCCAACCGACCCAGGCGCGCCCGTCTTTCCTGTTGATGGAACTAATGGAGACTTTGTTTTGCCTGCGGGCATGATTCAGCCTCTAATTGTTGCAACTTCAGTCGCACCATACTACATAACAGCAAAATCCAATTCTGGTACTGCTGGCATCTTGTATGTAACACCCTCTGTCTATCAAAGTTAAAGGGGTTTTATGGCTAACCCTGCCAATTCACTAATACAAAACTTACTACCCGTTCAAGCCTATTTCTCGGTTGACGGGGTTTTTCAAACATTTATTGGTCAGGGTCAGCCGTTTACTGCAACGATAAATCCAGTTCAATCTGGCTTAACGATTACCAGTAGCACGATTGATAGCACAACTATCGGTGCAACTACGCCCTCTACGGGCGTTTTTACTAATATTGCTACGACTACTGGCACTATTACGACTCAACCTTCTGGTGCTAACGATATTGTTAACTACCTAGCGTTGCAGTCTTATGCCGTGGGTATTAGTTGGAAAGCACCAGTAACTGCCGCGACCACAGTAAACATCACGCTATCTGGCCCACAAACCATTGATACTGTGGCTGTTGTTGCTGGCAATACAGTATTGGTTAAAAACCAAACAAACACAGCAGAAAACGGCATTTACAAAGTAAACGCTGGCGCTTGGACATACGCAACGGGTTGTACGACTTGGGAGCAGTATGTAAGCGCGTTGGTGTTTGTTGAGTATGGCGGTCAAGCGGGGTCGGCTTGGTACTGTACGGCACAGCCAGGCGGTACTTTGGGCGTTACCGCAATGGTTTGGAGTAACTTTAGTGCGGCGGCTAACTACACGGCTGGCACAGGTCTGACCCTTAATGGTTTTCAGTTCAGCATTACTCCCGTAGGAACAGCGGCAACTTATGGCTCGGCTTCTGCTGTGCCTGTTTTTGTCACTAACGCTAGTGGGCAAGTTACTTCTGTAACAAATACAAACATTGCCATTGCTGGTAGCCAGATTACTTCTGGCACGATAGATACGGCACGACTTTCTGGCTCTTACACAGGCATTACTGGTGTAGGAACGCTAACCGCTGGCACTTGGACTGCAAGCACGATTGGCGTGGCTTATGGTGGTACGGGCGCAACTACTTTTACTGCTGGTTATTTAAAGGCAAGCGGAACAACTGCTTTCACGACTGTTACATCTATTCCAAGTTCAGACATTACTGGTCTTGGCACAATGTCAACGCAAAACGCCAACAATGTGGCTATCACGGGTGGCACTATTGCAACCCTGACTAGCCCTATTGCAGTCGGCTCTGGTGGAACGGGTGCATCTACCCTCACAGGCTATGTAAAAGGCACAGGAACAGCCGCTCTGACGGCTTCTAGCACTATTCCTAGCGGTGACATTAGTGGCTTGGGAACAATGGCTACGCAAAACGCCAATGCGGTAGCGATAACTGGTGGAACAGTAAACGGCACGACCATTGGTGCTACGACCCGTTCAACTGGTGACTTTACGACCATTTCTGGTAATTCAGTTACAAGCACAACACCAGTTCTAAGTTTTAACGCATCAAACACTATTGCATCGTTTGGCTCTACTACTGCAAGTTCATACAACCAGTTAGTAATTCAAAACAAATCAACAACGGCTGGTGCTTCAACAAACTACGCTGTAAGCAATGATTTAGGTACAGACTCAACCTACTATGGTGAGTTTGGCATGAATTCATCGGTGTTTAGTGCTTCTACACCAGCCGACTTTTTCTCTATCAACAACGGGGTTTACTTTTCCTCACACGATGGCGATGTAACTTTTGGCTCTGGTAATGGCTATAAATCCTATTTTGCTTGGGGAACTGTTGGACAATCTGCCCATGTAATCAACGCAACTGGTGCGCTAGGTTTCTCGACTAACTTAGGCACAACGCCTGCGTTATCAGGTACATCTGGCTACGGCACATCTGGTCAAGCATTGGTAACCGCTGGCTCAACAGCCGCGCCAGCATGGGGCGTTGTCGGCATCAATGGTGGTGGTACTAACTCAACTGCAACGGCAACCGCTGGTGCTGTCCCTTATGGTACTGGTACTGCTTACGCATTTACTGCCGCAGGCACTATTGGTCAAGTTCTAACCTCTAATGGTTCGAGCGCACCTACTTGGACAACACTTGCCTACGCAACAATTACAGACGATACAACGACTAACGCAACCCGTTATCCATTGTTTGCATCTGCTACTACTGGTAACTTAACGACCGAGTATGTAAGTTCAACCAAGTTTCAATTTAACCCTTCAACGGGCTATCTGACTGTTACTGGACTGACAAGCCCAATCATCAACAACCCAACCATTACCAATTACACCGAAAGCGTGGTGGCAATTGGTAACTCTGGCACGACACAAACCCTAGCGCTGACTAACGGCACAGTTCAAACAGTAACCATGACGGGTAACTGCACCTTCACCATGCCGACCAACACGGCTGGCAAATCGTTTATTCTGATAGCAACGCAAGATGCAACGGGTTCACGGACTGGTGTGTTTACATCGGTTAAATGGCCTGGCGGTACAGCCCCAACACTAACAACTACCGCAAGCACAGGGCGAGATATATTGACCTTTGTTGCTGACGGCACTAACTGGTATGGCACTTACGCACAGGCGTTTGCATAATGCTTGCCGCAAAAGACGAACTATTTACCCGACCTAGCGGTGGCTACACCATAGCCCGTAGTGTGCGGTTTCGCTCTAGTGCTAGTGCGTACTTTAATAGGACACAAACAACTGGAAATAGAAGAACATACACATATAGTGCTTGGGTAAAACGTGGGAATTTAACAACCAAACAAAACTTGTTTGGCACTATAACTTATGTGCCAGCATTACAAAATGACCAAAGTTACTGGTCTTTTTTGCCTGACAATACTTTTGAAATTGCTTTGTATAGCGGTGGTTCTTATCTTGGTCAACTAATAACTACACAAGTATTTCGTGACCCATCTGCTTGGTATCACATTGTTGTTCAAGTAGATACTACACAAGCCACATCAAGCAATAGACTAAAACTATATGTAAATGGTATACAAGTAACTTCTTTTAGCACAACAAATTACCCAACGCAAAATACTGACACATTTATCAATGCAAATGGGTATGGCGTTGGAATTGGTAGGGTTTATCCATACGTTGGCGCTGAGTATTTTGATGGCTATATGGCTGAAATCAACTTCATTGACGGACAAGCCCTAACCCCATCTTCATTTGGTTCAACCAACGCAACAACTGGCGTATGGCAACCAGCCAAATACACGGGTACTTATGGCACTAACGGCTTCTATCTGAACTTCAGCGATAACAGCAACAACACAGCCGCCACTATCGGCAAGGACTACTCTGGCAACGGCAACAACTGGACACCTAACAACATTAGCGTGACTGCTGGTGTGACCTATGACAGCATGGTGGACTCGCCTACTGTGGGTGCTACAAGTAGTAACTATTGTGTAGTTGATGTGCTTTCGCCCATTGGGTCTGCTTCTGCTTTGTCAACAGTCGCGTCTGCCAACTTACAACTTACTCACTCTGGCTCTACTTATTCTCAAAGGTTTGGGAACATGGTTGTGTCAAGCGGCAAGTGGTATTTTGAATTCACGCTTACAAACATTGGATATCCATCGCTTGCTGTAGGCGTAAGCAAATTATCAAGATACCCAACATACACTGGTGGCACTGGACAAGCCACAAGTTGTGCCGCTGTGGGTTATTTTACTGGAGCAGACCTTAATGTTTTTACTGAAGCGGGGGGCGCTGGCGCGGGGTCTATAAGTTCTCAAACATGGAGCAATGGCGACATCATTATGGTCGCTTTTAGCATAGATACTGGAAAGATTTGGTGGGGGAAAAATGGCACTTGGTACTCAAGCGGAAACCCCGCGGCAGATACAAATAATATAACAACGATAACTTCATCTGGAGCAGAATATCGCCCTTGGGCGGTGTTATATGGAACAACAACTGACACAAGTTTCAACTTCGGTCAACGCCCATTCTCCTACACACCCCCAACTGGCTTTGTTGCACTAAACACATATAACCTACCCGCATCAACCATCACTAATGGTGCGGCTTATATGGCGGCTACGACTTATA